GGGCGGCGTTGTCAAGTCGATACTGCCTATCGCCGCGCTGCGCTACCATCGTCGATGGGCGCGAATCGTATTGCGATGAGCACCAGCCACGTCGGGAGCCGTGGCGAGGCTCGGCCAGCGAAGCTCGTGGGTGGGAGTGGACGAGGACGCGCAAGCGCGTGCTCGCTCGAGACCACCACCGCTGCACCTGGGAAGGGTGCGACCGCGGCGCGACGCAGGTCGACGCCATCGTCCCGTCTGCCGAAGGTGGCTCACACCTGGACGTGAGCAACCTGCGGTCGCTCTGCGCCGATCACCACAAGGTGAAGACGGAGCAGGACCGGCTCGCGGGGCTCGACCGGCGGCGGGCGAAGGGACGGTAGGCGATGGCAGGTCGCACGCCTGGACCCGCGCGCACGCCGCGCGAGGTCGCGAAGGCGCGCGGCAACCCAGGCCACCGCGCCGGCATGGACAAGGACGCGCCGGTCACGCTGCCCGGCCAGCGCACACCGCCGAAGCCGCCGCGGCCGCTCAAGAAGGACGGTCTCGGCCTGTGGAACCGCGCGTGGGCTCTCGCTCACACCTGGCTCTCGCCGCAGACCGACATCGACCACCTCCTGCTCGTCTGCGAGTCGCTCGACGAGCGCGCCGAGCTGCGCAAGCTCGTCCTCGCCCAGCCCGACGAGCGGTTCCTCCGTCAGTCGCTCCGCGCGGTGAACAAGGAGGTGCTCGACGGCCTCTCGGCGCTCGGCTTCAACCCCACTGACCGCTCGAGGCTCGGCGTCGCCGAGGTGAAGGTCGAGGACGACCTCGAGGCGTTCCGTCGCGAGCAGGGCATCGCATGACTCGCGAGTGCGCCCGCTGTGGCGCATCGTTCGCCGCCCGCACCAACGCCCGCTTCTGTGCGACCTGCCGCCCGGTGGCCTATCGCGAGCACAAGGCCGCGTACCAGCGCGCGCGCCGCGCCCAAGGTATCTCGACTGGACGCGACTACGCGCTTCTCCGCAACTACGGAGTGACCGAAGAGTGGTATCACGAGCAGATTGCGGCCAACGAGCAGAAGTGCCCGATCTGCATGACGTGGCCCGAGCAGTGGCACGTCGACCACGATCACGAGACCGGCAAAGTCCGCGGAGTCATCTGCAATCGGTGCAACTGGATGCTCGGTCACTCGGGAGATTCCCCCGACGTGTTGCGCTCTGCGGCCGCCTACCTTGAGGCGCGCCGATGACCGTGGTCCAGGCCCCCGAGGCGCTATGGGCGCCACATTGGCACACCCCGATCGTTGGCGTCAGCACCGATGGCCCAGCCGTCACCGCCTCGGCCGCGGCCTTCATGCACGCTAGCAAGGGCATGAAGGCCGGCGACCCGCTCGTCTTTGCCGACTGGCAGGCGTGGCTTCTATCCCACGCCCTCCAGCGCAAGGATGACGGTCGGTTGCAGTACCGGCAGTACCTCGCTGGAATGCCGCGCAAGACGGCGAAGTCGTTGATCGGAACGGCGATCTGCCTCTATTACCTGGCAGTGTCGCCAGACCTCGGCCGTGAGCTCTACTCCATCGCGGGCGACCGTCAGCAGGCGCGCCTCGTGTTCGGCGAGGCGCGCTGGCAGGTGCTCAACAACCCCACGCTGTCCAAGCACCTCCGGGTCTACAAGGACGCCATCGAGCACCCCGCAACCGGGTCCATCTACCGCACGCTCTCGCACGACGGCAAGCTCGCACAGGGACTCAACCCGTTCCTGACTGTCGCCGACGAGGTGCACGTCTACCCCACGTCGCAGCTCACGCCCAATACGAGCGAGCTGTATGAGGCCATGCTGCAAGGTTCCGGCGCGCGGCCGGAGTCACTGCTGCTGTCGATCACCACGGCCGGCGACTACCGCGACGACGCGCTACTGACGCGCCTGTTCGACTACGGCAAGGCCATCGCTGCGGGCGAGGTAGAAGATGAGTCGTTCGGCGCGGCGTGGTGGCAGGCGCCCGACGGGTGCGACCACCTCGACGAAGCCATGTGGCACATCGCCAACCCCAACCTCGCGCTCGGCCTGGCTGACATCGAGGAAATGCGCTCGACGTCGAAGTCCGCGCCCGAGCCGGTCTTCCGCAGATACAGGCTTAACCAAATGGTGCGCCTGGGCGGCTCGGCGTGGATGGACATGGCTGCGTGGAAGGACGCCGCCCGTCCCGACATCGGCACACCGCCGGCCAACACGAAGATCGTCATGGCGTTCGACGGCTCGGTCTCGAGCGACTCGACCGCACTGATGGGCATGACGCTTGAGGGCCACGCCTTCGTCATCGGCGTGTGGGAGGACACGGGCGAGGACGACTGGCAGGTTCCGCGCGAACAGGTCATGCAGGCCGTCGATGACGCTTTCGACATGTGGGACGTGCGGGTCTTCCAGTGTGACACCTCGTACTGGCTGGCCGAGTTCAACGACTGGCAGGAGCAGTACGGCAAGCGCCGGGTGCTCGACTTCACGATGAGCAACGCGCGCATGGTGCCCGCGGTGCAGGACTTCTACGCGGGCGTCAAGGCCGGCCAGATCACGCACTCCGATGACGCGCGCCTCAACCGACACATGAGCAACGCCGTCGTCTACGAGACGCCGCGCGGCATCACGATCAAGAAGCAGAGCAAGGACTCCGTGCACAAGATCGACCTCGCCGTTGCGTCGTGCATGGCGAACGACGCCCGGCTGCGCATCCCGCGCAAGAAGGGCACGACAAGGGGATGGTAACGATGGCTCTGACCGAGGATCAGGTCACCGAGGACATGGCACGGCTGCACCGTCTCCTGATCGAGCGGAACGCGGTCGCCGAGGTGCTGCGGGACTACTACCGCGGCAAGCACCGCCTTCCGTGGATCCACAAGAAGGCCGCGCCCGCGTACCGCACGTTGATGGCACAGGCGCCGAGCAACTTCCCGGCGCTCATCGTCGACAGCGTGAACGACCGGCTCAAGGTCGAGGGCTTCCGCTTCTCCGACGATAGCGCGGACAAGGATGCCTGGGATTGCTGGCAGGCCAACGACCTCGACGTCTTCTCGCCGATGGTGCACTCGCAGGCGCTCTACTCCGGCTATGGCTACGCCTCGGTGTGGCCGGGCGAGACCGAGGACGGCTACCCGTCGATCAAGGGCGAGAGCTGCTTCGAGGTCTACCACGAGGCGACGCCGGGCGACATCTACGACGTGCGCACCGCGGTGAAGGTGTGGTGGTCGCGCCCCGACATGCGGTGGTACGGCCGCTACTGGAAGGACGGACTCTACGTCTCGCTCGAGGCGCCGCTCGAGGCGTCCACGATGCGCGACGAGCGGTCGAAGGTGAACGCGCCGTCCTGGCAGCTCCCCGGCCCTGAGAAGTGGCTCGTCATGGAGTCGCAGGACATCGCCGACTCGCCCTTCATCCCGTTCGTCAACCGCCCCGACCTGGAGGGCTGGGGCTGGGGCGAGTTCGAGGACGCCATCCCGCTCATCGACCGCATCAACACGATCAGCGGCCAGATGCTTCTCGCGGGCGAACTCGGCGCGTTCAAGGCGAAGTGGGCCACGGGCATCGACATTCCCACCGACGACGAGGGCAACGAGACCGAGCCGTTCAACGCCGCGATCGACCGCCTCGTGGTCAGCGAGAACGAGAACGCGAAGTTCGGCGTCTTCGACTCGACCGACCTGCGCATGTACCAGGAGGCGCTCAATCAGGCGATCACGCACCTCGCTGCGATCACGCGCACGCCGCCCTTCATGCTGCTCGGCAACCTGACCAACCTCTCGGCCGAGGCGCTCAAGGCGACCGAGTCGGGCCTCGTCAAGAAGGCCGCGCAGCGCCAGGTGTCGTTCGGCGAGTCGTGGGAAGAGGTCATGCGCATCGCGCTCGGCCGCACCGATGAGAAGTCGGCCGAGACGCTGTGGGCCGACCCCGAGAACGTCTCGGAGTCGCAGCACGTGGACGCGCTGTCGAAGCTCTACGCGATGGGTCTGCCCACCGAGGCGGTGTGGGAGTCGTGGGGCGCGTCGCCGCAGCAGATCGAGCGGTTCAAGCAGATGCGCAGCGAGGACGTCATGCAGCGCGTCATGCTCGCGTCCGCGTCGCAGGCGCCCGGCCTCAACAACGGCCCGGCCAACGCCGGCCAGCAGCAGAACGGCCAGCCTGCGCAGAAGGGGCCGCAGGGCGGCTCGCCCACCGCGCAACTCCAGCAGATGCCCAACGACTCCGGTAGTGGCATGTGACCGTCTCGACCGACTGGAGTTGGCCGACGTCCTCCGGGCCGTCGGTCGGCGACGTCGTGATCCCGGCCGATGTGCTGCTCACGATGACGCTGGCGTACCACACCGCGCAGTACCGCGGGTCGGTCGCCGCCGAGCAGGCGTCGCGCGACCTGCTGCTGCGCCTGCGTCCGGTCAACGACGCCGACATGGGCCGGTGGATCGACGCCTTCAACCGCCTGCTCGCGGCCCAGCAGCAGCAGCAGGCGCTTCTCACCCAGGCGTACATCAAGCAGACCCTCGCGCTCTACCGCGTGCAGGAGGTGGCGCTGCGCGTCATCGACTCCACGCGCGCCGCCGAAGACCTGCTGACCTTCACGCACACGCCCGAGTTCAAGCACACGCCCGAGTCGCTGCGCGCGGAGGTGTTCGCGTCGCTGCGCCGTCTCAACGCGAACAAGGAGGCGACGCTGCGCGACCACCTGCTCGCCGACCGCGCGCGCAACCTCGCGTCACCCGTCATCAAGGTGCGCACCGAGCTCTCCCAGGGCGCGACGCTGCCCGAGGCCGTCGACACCGTCGCCAAGCACGTCGAGGGCCTCGCGTACGACGCCGGCCGCGCCGCGGAGCGCCTCGGCATGGAGGGCATCGGCTGGCCGAGCTTCAAGAACGGCCACGCGATGCTCTACAAGCGCGTCACGACGCCGGGCGCGTGCGGGTGGTGCCAGATCGTCGCGACCCGGCTCTACGCGGCCGCGTCGGCGAAGGCCAGCGCGCAGTGGCACCGCGGCTGCCGGTGCTCGTGGCAGCTCGTCGACTTCCAGACCGCGAAGACCTACGCCGACACGCACGCGCAGGACGGCTACTACGCCGCCGCGCGCGCCGCCGGGCTGTGGGAGGGCGACGCGCCGCTGTCGTACGCCGACTACATCACCGAGAACCGCGCCAAGACCGGCGCCGCAGACGTCCAGCCGTAAGGGCTGGCGAACAAGGGAGCACACGCATGACCGAAGAGAACGGCACGCCGCCGCCGGAGGGCACCCCCCCGGCCGATGGTGCACCGAGCATCACGCTCACGCCCGAGCAGGAGACCGTGCTCAAGGAGCACGGGATCGAGGTGCCGGCCGACGGCAAGATCGCCGTCACCGACCACGTGAAGCTGCTCAACGCCCTGTCCTCGCTCAAGGGGCAGGTCAAGCAGACCGAGGCCGAGAAGGAGCAGGCACGCCTCGCGGCGCTGTCCGAGACCGACCGGCGCATCGAAGAGGCTCGAGCCGAGGCGCGCGCCGAGGCCGACCGTGCCGCTGCCGAGAAGGTCGCCGCCGCTCGCGTGAAGGCCGAGGCCGTGCGCCTCAACTTCAACGACCCCGGCGACGTCTTCGCGATGATCCCCGACGCCTCGTCGCTCGACGCCGAGGAAGCCATCGCGGCCGCCGTGGAGAAGCTCGCCGCGGACAAGCCGTACCTCATCAAGAAGGCTGCCGGCGGCTCGTCGCTCGAGCAGGGACCGCGGGGCGGCACCGGCCCGACCTCGACCGCTGACGGATGGCTTCGGAAGGAGCTCACACGATGAGCAACGACGACCTCGACCTCATGCCCCAGCCCGACGAATACATCGCGGCCTGCCCCGAGTGCGGCGCGAAGGCGCTCGGCCGGCTCGACCAGGAGCCGCCCGGTCACCTCCACGACATCGGCACCCGCCAGCAGCGGTTCGTCGCGTACGTGAACACCGAGTTGGCCGACAAGCCCAAGCGCGGCCCCGGCCGCCCGCGCCTGGAGCCCGTCGAGCCGTGACCACCCAGGAGTCGAGGCGCTGCGAGTGCGGAGCCGAGCTCGTGATCCACTGCGGCTCGGTCACGTGTCCCTGGCTGTGGTGCCGGGGCAGCGGGAAGACCGTGCGCGCATGAGGGTCTACTCGCACCTCTACTCCTACCCGCCCGCTCGGATCGTGGGCGGCGAGCTGATGACCTCGGTCTTGCTCGCCGCCCTCGCCGAGCGGGGCCACGACGTCCGCGTTGCGACGATCAGCACGCTCGAGCCGTTCGACCGCGGAGGCGTGCGCGTCTCGGGCCGCATGGTCGACCTGCTGTCGCACCAGGAGGACGCGCCCGAGGTGTTCGTCACCCACCCCGAGCTCGCCGAGCACAACTACCACCGCGCCGCCGGCTACGGGTGCAGGACAGTCGCGGTCGTGCACAACCTCGAGCCGATGACGCTGCGCGGGCTCGAGGACTACCGCTGGGACTTGGTGGTCGCGAACAGCCATGAGACCGCGGCGGCCATCGCCGACGTGTGCGACCCCGTCGTGCTGCGGCCGCCGACGCGCGACCTGCGCCCGCCGAGCGCGCCGCTGCCGCGCCGCTTCATCACCCAGGTCAACCTCTCCGAGCCTAAGGGCGGCGAGACGTTCTGGCAGCTCGCCGAGCGGATGCCCGACCACCACTTCCTCGGCGTGCTCGGTGGGTACGGCGGCCAGATCATCCGCGACCTGCCCAACGTCACGATCACCTCGCCGACCGACGGCATGGGGCTGATCTTCGCGCTCACCCGCGTGCTGCTCATGCCCAGCCACAAGGAGACGTGGGGCATGACCGCGTGCGAGGCGCTCGTGCAGGGCATCCCCGTCATCGCGAGCGATCTGCCCGGCCCGCGTGAGGCACTCGACTTCGGCGGCTACTACTTCGACGCGCCCGATGACGTCGACTCGTGGGAGCAGGCGCTCCGCACCCTCGACGACCCGGCCGTGTATGAGGCGGCTGGGTTCAACGCCCGCGCCCGCGGCGTCGAGCTGCTCGACATGACCGACGCCGACCTTGAGCAGTGGTGCGACATGATCGAGTCGCTCTAGCGACAACGGTGCTACGATCGTCCTAGATCAGCCGTGTGCTGGCGTAACGCCACGCACGCGGTGCTCTCGCCCGAGGCGTAACGCTGGCGGCGGGTAACGGGAGAACGACCCCCACCACCCACCGCTCGCGAAAGGGGCCTCACACATGGCCGTTCCCAACAGCATTGTTCGCTCCGACGCGAGCACGCTGATCCCCGCCGACTACTCGAACGAGCTGCTCCAGGCGACGTTCCAGCAGTCGGTCGCCCTCTCGATCTTCCCGCGCATCCCGCTGGGCACGAAGGTCACCAACTTCCCGCTGCTCGCCACGCTGCCCTCCGCCGGCTTCGTGACCGAGACGGTGTCGGACAGCACGGGCATCAAGCCCAACAGCAAGGTCTCGTGGAAGAACAAGCAGATCACGGCCGAAGAGGTCGCCTGCATCGTCCCCGTCCACGAGAACGTGCTCGAGGACTCGAGCATCGACCTGTGGGCGACCATCACCCCGGCCATCGCCGAGGCGATGGGCGTCGTGGTCGACGGCGCGATCTTCTACGGCACCAACAAGCCGTCCTCGTGGCGCGCGTCGCTCGTCGACACCGCCAACACCGCGGGCAACGTCGTGAGCTACACCGGCTCGACCACGGTCGGCTCGGACCTCATCGACAAGTTCAACGCGACCTTCGCGAAGGTCGAGAACGACGGCAACAACGTCTCGCACATCGTGGCCGGCACCCGCATGAAGTCCCGCCTGCGTGGCCTGCGCGCCACCACGGGTGAGCTCATCTACTCGGACCTCAAGACCGGGACGACGGGCGACATCTTCGGCGGCGTCGTCGAATACATGAAGAACGGCGTCTTCTCCGACGCCATCGCGCTCGGCATCGCTGTGGACGCCTCGCGCGTCCGCGTCGGCGTGCGCTCGGACATGAGCTACAAGGTGCTCGACCAGGCGTCGATCACCTCGAGCGACGGCACCGTCATCAACCTCGCCGAGCGCGACATGGTCGCCCTCCGCGTGAAGATGCGCCTCGGCTGGGAGATCGCGGACAACGTCACGCGCCTCGCCACCTCGCCGACCGCCGTCGCGCTGCTCACCGCCACCGCCGGCAACTCCTGACGGTTCGCCGTCCTGCTGACGAGCAGGCGGGGGTGTGGCTCCCGTGCCCCCGCCTGCTCTCACCTCAACCGCGACCCGAAGGGAGTGACAGATGCCCGGCCCGCTCATCAGCCCGGACTACCTGACCACCTTCGATGGCCGCACCTTCACTGCCGGCGCCGAGACCGACCGCGTGAACGGCCTCATCGCCATCGCGTCGAACCTCGTGCGCGGCGCGTGCAAGCGCGACTTCTCGTCCACGACGGCGCCCGAGCTGGCGCGCGTGGCCGTCGCACGTCTCGTCCTGAGCGCGCTCGACCAGGGCAGCGGCTCCGAGAAGGACACGAACCTGCGTGTCGAGCAGATCGGCGACTACCGCGTGGAGTACCAGCGGACGCCGGCCGTGCAGGACATGGACCTGACCCTCGTCGAAGACCTCATCAAGCGCATCACCAAGCGCGCGTACTCCGTGCGCCTGCTGCCGGCGCTCGACGGCCCGATGACGACCTGGCCCGACGGCGGTGTGCTGTGAGCACCGTCTTCCGCAAGCCGATGGTGCTCGAGCGCCGCAGCACCGACGTCGGCGCCGACCAGCGCCCCACGTCGGGCTACGCGGCCGCTGTGACCGTCTACGGCGCGACGCGGCACCGTCTCGACGACCGCAACGAGGACGGCGGCGACGTCATCCGTCAGGAGCAGCTCGTCTACCTCGCCCCCGAGGTCGCGATCGAGCCGGGCGACCGGCTCACCTTCGACGGCCTCGTGTGGGAGGTCATCGGTGAGCCCTTCCAGGCGTACTCGCAGCGCGCCAAGCGCGTGCACCACCTCGAGGTGCGCGTGCGGACGGGGCAGCGATGACGACGTTCCGCGCGGACCTGCCCAACGGTGGCCGGCTCGAGGTCTACTCCGAGCCGCTGTCCGACGCGCTCGCGGCCGAGGGCGCCCCGCGCCTCAACGCGCTCG